CAGGCCTGGAATGTGTAACTAACCAATATAAATCGGTTACGTATCCGGATTGAGAACATATATATTTACGATCCGACTTTTGTTTCTCGCATTGCGAGGAAGTCTTAGCGTATAATGGTCTATGGTCTCACTTATAGGTCCGAGCTCTAATGCATCTATCCTAATCGATGAAAATCGACCTAGGTAAGAGGAAAAGAGCGGCGGTTGTGTCATCATACTAACGTACGAAGGAAGTAGTACATCTCCTTCGCATTCAGTTGTGTCCCTATAAGGTGAAGAAACGATCGTCTTAAAGATGAAGCCGCACCATCCTTTTTCACGACCATGAGGTCGTGCATAGGTTCTGAGGTCGGCAGCGGATATTAAATGTCCGTCACCGTACCCATCAGGACCAAATAAAAGGTAATTGGCAGGTACAATCGATAATAGAAAGTTTCGAACCTTTCTTTCGTCATCAAACCATGGCTTCCTCATAAGAAAGTTATAAAAACTAAAAACTTGTGAGAAAGACGCACGTTGACGCTTATAAAAAGGTCTCACATCCATACCTAAGAGATAGTCCCCTCCGCATGATTCACGGAAGGGACCTTGCAAAAACGACTTCTCAATATTAACGGAAAAGCCGAAACAAGGAAAATATTCACATATTTTCTGAGCTAATGCTGATCCACACACTATGTCATCACCATAAACGGTGACATCATTGGGTAGTTCGAAACATTCAGAGATTCCTGAAGCTAAGGCGTAAAAGATTAAACTTTCTAATTCGAAAGTGTATCCGTTACCCATCGAAGAGAACTTTTCAAGTATAAGATTAGTTCCTTTATAGCTAACAACAGGGCTCCTAAACGAGTCGAGTAGATTGAACCAAGAAATTGGTAACAATTCTAATACGAGTCCGTACGGAAGCGAATCTGAAGCTCTTTCAAGGTCAATAGTTGCTAAATCATCATTGATGGAACCGTGCAATGCTCGGTTCTTATTGATTGATTGATTCGACAGGTCTATTCCATTACGTTTTAACTTACCCTTCAGTAAGTTGCCAATGCCACGCTGACCCATTCCAGAAATGGAAGGTTCAATGCAGATGGCGCGTGATGTCTTGAAATTCTTAGGTACAAATTCTAACTCAGCCGCCACAATGTGAAACTTCTTATGGAAGTTAAATAATTGTGGTAATGTCCGAATGATTTCGGGCATGATTGGTAGAGTTGAAGGTGAGATACTAGGTACAGAGTTTAGTTTCCACCTTGCGGTGGTTCTTGATTTACAATTAACAGCAGCTCCAGGTCCATAGCTAAGGTTCAAGTCCTCAACATTTGGACAATCGCCTAAGATGTAAGCTATTTTCCGTTTTGCATAGTGTAGGATTTCTCCTTCTATTTGTGAAACGCCAATTAAATTGGAAGCATACGCTCTTAGACGATCATTAACAACCTTACAAGATTGTTCGGACTGGAGAAACGATGAATACGCCACGGCGTCCTTATCGATCCCATAATCTAGATCTTCGTTCTTTGAGAACAAAGCTCTGACTTGGGACTTTAGGAGTACCGTGTCAAAATTATCGTTACTATAATCAGGCTGAGGGCATGAATCAAAGAAAGCCATAGAAAGAATTTCTGTGCTTTCTGGAATCGAAGCCCCCAAACGTCTGAGAATAGCTGTTGTAAGAGTTTCATCATCTTTTCTGGACCATAAGTCAAAGAACTTTTTTGATTTAACCGATTCGGTTAAATTTGAAATGACCTCATCATCACAATTACAAATTGTAGATGACGAAGAAACAGTATCACAAATACATGTCTTTTTCATGAGTTCATCCGATAAGTTAGTAAGGTAACGAAGTTGTTTCAGTTACTTTTGACATTTCGTCGTTTTTAATTAAACGAGTAAATGCACTAATCAATCGAAGTCTTTGACCCGCTGTAGAAGTCGCAGGAAGGAAAAGGTCAGCAGTAGCTTTAACAGTTAAAGCTGTACTTACACCATCTACAATTGTAGTTTCCGGTAGCTCTAGGGCTACATGGATTTTAGTTAACCCTGTCGCAGAAACTTTTTTCGAAACAGATAATGCTGGTTGCTTAACAATAGGCAACGCAGTATCAGTCATGTCACGATAAGTTACTGATTCAGGAGATACGCTAACAGGTGTGTATTCCTCGGCAACAGCGCCGGTTCCATCATAAGTGGTGATTTTGGTAGCAGTAGCCACAATTAATTTCCTTAAAAAAGAGTAAAAGTCAACGTTTAATACGCTGACCAAGAAGTGCCACACTATCTAAAAGATGAGTGAGGGATTTTAGCTCCATTAACGAGGAGATGTCAGGCATTACATACTGCCCATCATACAACTCATTTATGTCAAATACGACATGACGCTTCATTACAGTTGACTCGGCCTCAAAATCAGAGGTCTCACCTTCCCATCTGGGACCTTTAAGGATCCCTTGTGAGTAGATGGTGTCACCAGTAGTAAGGTCAATGCCGCCTAAATTGACAGTGGATTGAGAATAGACTTTAGACTCGACACGCATCCCAGAGGCTTTCATTTTAATAGTCTCTGTGAACACGAATGTGCCTTTAAGTTTATCAATAGTGTGAATGGCTTTAAGCCAATCCCCAACATTAAAAAACCAGTCTACAACGAAAGAAAACGGAACGAGTTCCCACGCCGTACTTTGAAAATCGGACAATCCGAAAGTTTCAAGTAGGGACCAATCTGGCTCAATATACCCTACCAACTGGTGCATAACAGTAATGTCTATGCTATCAATAGTAACGGTAAAGTCAGATGAGGAGTCGTTATAAAAGCCACCAGATGTAAACACGTTAGACGCGTCTACTTTATGGTTTCTAATATTTTTCTCGTATTTCTTTCTTTTACGATAACGTTGAACACCAAACTTGAAACGGTTTGAATGCAAGGCAGCAATGCCTGATTCTATATCCATTATCAATGGCTTCCAACCAAATTGAAACTCTAGCCAAAAGCTTGAGATCTTTTCGATTGGTGGGGAATCATTTGCATGATCCTTCCAGTTTCGCCAATTTGGATGTTCAACATTGGTTAATTCCCTCCATGCCTGTTTGAATCGGCCGTGGGTAAGATGATAAAAAGACTTAACAAGTCTTAGCAGAGCGAGAACAACCATCTTAACGGTTTTTTCAAACTCTGCCATGAAAACTAATCCGTTGAAAGTGGATTGGTTAACTTTATCATAGAACCCATTGACTAGATCCATTTTAGCAGTGGTTGGGATGATGTTTAGAGGGTGCTGGTCAGCATTATCTGCATAAACAGCGGTAAAAGAGCTAGCAACATAAGCGTAGGGATCGATTATTTGATCGTCCCAATTTAAGCGCTGCCGTTGCGGCTTCTTTTTTGGTTTGGGCGGCCACCAGAAATAACTCCTCGGCCAACGCACAGATTTTACGCGTACGCGTTTAACTGGACGTGGACGAGTAGGTTTCCAAGGTACCCATAAACCTCTCCGTATCTTTTCCGAAAAAATCGGGAAAGTAACATCATAAAAAGCAGGATTAATGACTATTTGACGAGAGTTAGTTGGATCAGCATTCGTTTGAATGAACGAGCCTGTCCTAGACCAACCTTCGTACCCAGGTATGTCTTCCCATCCTGATCCTCCGGAGCCGGAAGTCGTTAGATAATAGGATTCTTCATTAGGTGGATTGAAAAATCCAGTAATGATGGAACCTATCGTATCATGCGACAATCGGCGAAGGTGAATTGGGGCGGATGACACCTTATGATGAGCCATCATGTATCTATTTTCAGGGTTAAGGCCAGCTTCTATGTCGAAAGACGTACGATTCAGACCTAACTTGAAATTTGTCACAGAGCTTGTTGGTAGTAAGCCAGATGGTCCACTTACAAATTGAGAACCGTCGCCAGTGAAGTCAGAGACTCCATCAACGATATTTTCAATGGGTGGGCGGACCACACCGGTTACTGTCCTAGCAAACTTTTGCGACATAGATACTCCTTTGGTAAGGCAGAAGTGCCTAAATAAAAACACCAAAACGTGATGCGCGTAGTAGAACTCTACACCAAAAGTGTAGATTAAAACCCCGAGAAATCGG